ACTTAGAACAAAATGATAGCACAGGAAATGGTGTTCCTATTGGCTCATCTATGACACAATCATCTGGTGTTTTTACTTTTCCAAGTACAGGTATTTACATGATTACTGCTACTCTACAAGGTAGAGGTAATAATGGCTCTGGAGCAGCAAACGATAGTGAATTTAGACTTACTATTAAAGTTACTACTAATAATAGTACCTATACTGAGGTTGCTTTTAATGGAACTGGAGTAGAAGACCACAGATATTGTACCTCAACAGCACATTATGTTTTTGATGTTACTGACACTACACAATGCAAATGTTCTTTTAGAGTTTTCAATAACAATAATGTAATGACGCATGGAGACAGTGGAAAAAACGAAACACATTTTACCTTTATTAGATTAGGAGATACATAAAATGAGAGAAGATGGTAGACCTGACCATATAGAAGATGCTTTAATAACCATACATACTGGACAATGGTTTACATGGACAGATAGTTCAAACAAAATTTATGATAACTTACGTCTTACTGACAAAGTAGGTATTGATGGAAACATTGTAGACAATCCAGTTACTACACTTCCTACCGAAGAAGAAGTTAATGCTAAACTTGTAGAATTACAAACAGCTTGGGATAATGCAAATGATTAATCCTTGTCCTGATTGTGGAGCAACAACAAAAGCAGATTGTAAGTGTCCTGATGAATGTGAGAGTTGTGGTGCGTAGTGCCTTCTATCTCCGATAAAACAGAAATAGGATTACCTCTTAAAAATCTTTTAGGTTTAATTGCTGTAACAGCCACAGCTGTGTGGGCTTACTTTGGTGTTATAGAAAGATTAAATAACATTGAAACAAGAGCTACTTTATTTGAAGCTGATCTACTCAAAGCCGCTGATCAAAAGCCGATCGATCAGGAGCAGTATATGCTTTTAGAATTTTCTGCAAAACAATTAGAAAAAGTTACTTTAGAAATGGAGTCTATGATGAACAATAGAGTCAATATAGATTTCTTAAAAAAACAAGTTGATAAGCTACAAAAAGATGTTGAAGAATTAAAAGATAAAGTGAGGAAAAATGGGAATTATTAAAACGGTAGTAGCTTTGTGTATGTTTGTTAATGGTAATTTAGATGGACACATGATGGTAGAAGATGATAGCTTACATAAATGTTTAAAATTAAAAAGAGAAGCTGAACGTAATCTTTCTGCAGACAGACAAAACAAAATAAGATTTGAATGCGGTTTTGTGGAAGCAGAACTAGAACCAGACATGGAGGGTAATTTGAGAATTAAAAAAATTATTAAAGCTAAATAATGTTTAAAATCTTTGCAGTTATATGTTTTTTAAACATAGGAGCATTAGATCAAACTCTATGTTTTAAATCAGATGTACCTGTATTATTTAATGATTCTAATGAATGTAATTTTGCTTTAGATAATATTGTAGATTATATGGACTATGATCTAAAAGAAAGAAAAACAACTATTGTGTTTAGATGTTCTTCAGATTGGAGTAATACTAATGCCTGAAGATATACAATACAAATTAATTCAAGATACTTTGGAAGAAATAAAAAACGATATTAAAGAAAATAAAAAAGAGATTAATGAATTAAAACAAGAAATGTCTACTGGTCGAGGAGCATTAAAAGCTGTTGCTTGGATTGGATCTATTATTATTATTATCTTTACAACTCTCAAATTATTCAATTATAACGGTTAAATGAAATTCAAAGGGCATAAAGTCCTTGTCATTGGTGATACTCATGACAGTCCACATATACCTCAGAATAGGTTTCATTGGATTGGTAAGCACATTCGTAAATCAAAACCAGATTATATTGTTCATATAGGAGATTTTGCTAGTCTAGATTCTCTTAGTTTTTTTCAAAAGAATAGTACGCAGCAAGGTAAGTTAAAAGATGCTTTTATGGTTGATATAGCTTCTATGAAATCTGCATTAAAAATTTTAGATAAGTATGTGGTTGATTACCCCAGGCATTTTTGTATGGGGAATCATGAGCTGCGCATACATAGGTTTGAAGAAAATATACCAGAGATACAAGGTATGATGAAACATCAATTATATTCTTCATTTAAAGAATATGGTTGGTCAGTTACAGAATATGGAGAGTTTAAATTTATAGCTGGTGTAGGGTTTGTTCATGCACCATTAAATATTATGGGNAAAGAATATGGTGGTAAAAATGGTGAAGTACAAATAGGAAATGACAGTATACATGACTTAGTATTTGGTCATACCCATAAAGCTAGAGATTGGAAAGCTATTAAAATAGGGTACGACAATTGGGTAAGGATCGTAAATGTCGGTTGCTCTTTACCTCATGGTCATATAGAAGAATATGCTAAGTTAAATATGAATGGTTGGTCTTGGTGTATTACTGAGTTAGGCATTTGGGATAACCATATCCAAGAAGTAAATTTTATTTCTATGGATAGATTGGAGAGAGAATATGATTAAAAATATTTGGAATAAAATAAACTTATACTCTTTAAGTAAAAGAGGAAAGATTGTAGCAGCTGTATTAGCAATTATTATTGTTCTTATTATAGTTGGTTGGGCTGCATAAATGTTAGGTGGATTGCCAGTAGAAATGATTACTATGCTAGGAAGTTCTGTTCTTGGTGGTGTGATGTCTATATGGTCACAATCTATTAAAGCAAAACAAGACCAGCAAAAAATGTTATTGGCTAGAGCTGATGCTCAGATGTCATACATTGATAAAGCTAGATCTTATGAGAATAAAGGCTTTCAGTTTACAAGAAGGATCATTGCATTGACTGCTGTGTTCTTTATTATTGCTTGGCCGAAGTTAGCACCAGTATTTTTTGATACTACTGTTGTTTTAACTTGGACAGAATTTACTAGAGGGTTTTTATTTTTAATTGAAAAGAAAGAGATCGTAATGGATAAGACATTTAATGGTCTAATTATTACTCCATTAGACACACATTTGATGTCAGCGATCATTGGACTGTATTTTGGTGGGAGTTTAGTTAAAAAGTAGCTCATATTTGAGCATACAGAGGCTAATTATACAGTTTAGGTAGAATCATACACGAGAGTTTCATCTTCCTCCCATTGATGAAAAAAAGGGGGTTTATGTGCGTTCAGTCACATTACCCCCTAATTTTAATAACCACAATGTAATTGTATAGGATAACTGAAAAATTATAAAACAACCTATGGCATTACATCACTAAGTGAAAGGAATACCCTTAGCATGTCTAGTCATTAAATCTTATATTATAACATCTAATACAATACCAATCACAACTATCAGCTCTATTCTGATTAGTAGGTATGTATGCTATTAGATTATCTTGTAAATATTTTTTATCACAGTCAGCACATTCATAAAAATTAGAATGGGATATCTTCTGCTGGATCTTCTGTTCTAGCGTTTGTTTGCGATTGAACTTTAGAACTTGAGCCATCTTTGCCCCCAATCATTTTTAGAATACCTTTGAATCTAGGTATAATAATTTCTGTGGTGTATTTAGTTTCACCATTTTGATCATACTGTCTAGTTTCTATTTGACCTTCAATGTATAGAGTAGTGCCTTTCTTAACATATGTTTCAATAGTCTTAGCAATGTTAGGATCCCAACATACAACTCTATGCCATTGTGTTTTTTCTTGCCACTCACCAGATTTATTTTTAAATCTTTCTGAAGTAGCTAGAGAGAAACCAGCAAACTTTTCTTCTCTGGTAGAAATTTTTACTTCTGGATCGCTACCAACACGACCTAGTAATATTACTTTATTTATCATTTAGACCTCCAATTAAAGTATCTACTGAGTTCTTAATTCTAAGTAACTCATAATGTATATCTGCTTTACTCATTGTAGCAGATAAATCTGTTTTGTCTTGGGTTTGTTCATTACTATCTACGTTTTGTATAAACGCATTTATAAAATGAAACAAATCCATTTCACCAACTGATTTATATTCTTTTTTAGATTTAGAATAATATTCAGCTTGTAATGGTGGGTGTAAATTTAATGGTAACTTATGTCCTTGCAATACTAAACTATGCAATAATTCATTTACTTTCATATCTATCCTTTCTTATGTGTGTAGGCATGGAGAACATTGCCCAACAGCTAACCTACACACCGTACCCCTAGCTGTGGGCGACTATACTGTCTTAGTAACTTTACTTGGATCTACTTTTCCTGAGTATTTTTCTTCTAAATTTTTAACATATTTAGAATCATCAAATTTACCCATGAATATATCAGAGCAAAGTCCTAAGTGACTGAACGCTTTTGTTAATGCATCAGTCATTGCTTTCTTTGGTGCTTCGTCATCTAATGCACCAGTCTTTCTATACATTTTAAGTGGCGAACAAACAGGCCCATAAAAATCCCAAAAGCCTTCTTTGTTTTTGTTTGTTGCAACAGATACTTCTGCAGCTACAACAGCAGTTTGACTATTATCCATACCATGATAGCTATAATCTACTCGGTATGTCCAGCCAGTACCTACTGGGCCAAACTGTTCTGTTACTTTCATAATCTGCCATTGTGGATCAATAGTAGTTATGTCACCAAAACCTTTGTTAATGCGTTTGGTAAATCTAGGATCAGTTTCTTTTAAACTATCCCATACATTTCTATTATCTTTCGTCATTGTACCTCCATACTTTGGTGTTACTACCGAAACTATTTTTTCTTCTATCACCAGAATCAATAATATATTCTAGTAATTTTAGTTCAGTAAATCTTGGTCTAATTGATAGTATACTTTCTGATAATATTTCTGCTACTTCTTCAGGTGTAGCTCCATAATTACCTTTTCGTTTTACTACATTTAAACATTCTGTTCGCAAGTTAGTTGATCGTGAATCAATTTTTCTTGCTGCTTCTTTACTAGTTGAGCTTTCCTTCCAACCAGCTGTCAGTGGATATTTCTTCTCCAAAGTGTAACGCGATGTCATGTTCATTTTTTATTTTCCCCATTAGATCAAAGTCAATGTATTCTGGTGGTGTAATATTATTCATTACATGAAACCAAAATAAGTGACACGCTATTTCTAGTTTTTGTAGAAAAGGCTTATCCCTTTCTATTGTATATACTTCATAGTTATGATTACCATAAAGTACAGATAACACAGCTTTAGAAAAACCTGTGACCATCATATAATGCTGCACTTGGGCATAGTATCTTTCAATTAATTTATCTTTTTTACTAAATGCATTTGTATGTTTAGCTTCAAAGACTTTGCCTTTTGCAACACCATCTAGACTACCATAAATATAATCATATTCAGGGTGTGTCCAAACACTATTTATATTAACAACCCTTTCTCCAGTAATTTCTTGATACCAGCGTCTGTTGAACTCCTCGGTAAATACTCCAAGTTGAACTGGCAATACACCTGAAAGATCTTCTCTTTCGATCTTTCCAGTTTTCTCAAGCCAAAGGTCTTTCCATTCGCCATTTGCAAGACGCACTGCATCAGTACCTCCAATGCCTGTTGGTCTTTTGGGTGGTGTAAGTTTTCCATTTCCTTTTCCCATCTAGTCAGAGCTCCTCTCTCTAATTTGTTGTCGTCTGTATACATTTCGTTGATCTCTTGCCAAATCCCTGTCTGACTTCCCATGTTGGTACCTCCTCCATATATAATCTTCTATTGGTTTTACTTTACGATTGTCAGCCACACGCTGGCTCGTATAATGTTTGGCAAAGTATCTATACATATCTGATTCTAGATATTGTATAGCTAATACCATAACAAAGTTTTTGATAGATCTTTTACGATCTATGTGGTCTGAGTGCTTTAAGGGTAGTTTTATTTTCAACTTCTTGAACTGCCCTTCTAATGCTTTCAGCAAACTGATTCCCATATTCACCTTCTAATATATTTGTTAAATACCAAATTGCTTTTAGTACATCTTGTTCTTTATTTTTGTATCGGTGTCTGCGAATATATTTTACAGCATTACCTTCACACCAATTAAGCTTCCATGCATTAATTAATTCAGTTAGTTCTGGTTTGTTATTACTATAATAACTTGGACTTGTTTTATTCATATNTGATATATTACCTCATCATCTGTTAGTTCTCTTGTTGTTACATTATGTTCTTTTAATATTTTATTTATATCTTCTGCTGTTAAATTTTTATCACAAGAATAAACAACAAAAGATTTATCATAAATTATTGGTTCCTTAAATTTGTCTTTATAATTCATTTCTTCCCCCATTCATTAAGATGACAATTAGCACAATACCAATATGTGCCATTGCCATACACTAAATCAACACCTTTGCATTTACAGCCTTTAGGTTGATTTTGTTCTTTATATATAATTTTAGATTGTGGTGTTAATGTGTCGAAGTATGTACCGACTAAGATTTTATTTTTTGTTGATCTTTTTTTTCTTTTAATTTTATTGTACATTCAAGTGCATTGGCCCAACAACAAAATAGAAATCCACTCGGTTTCCTTATACCGACTTCCCATTTTGATACTAAACCTCTAGCACAACCAATCATTTCATCAAGTCTTGATTGTGATAATCCTAGTTTTTTTCTCTGTTCTACGAACTGAGGTATTACACTATCAAAGAATATTCCTAATTGTTTATTAGACATAGGTTTTAATATCTGAATATTATTCGGTTTGTCAAGTTACGCTGGGGAATACGTTAAGCTCTAACGCTTATTATATATTCCCCATAAGAACACAGTAAAACATTCAGGAGGAAAAACTGTGTTCTAACCATTGGGGGAGTAATCTTGCGACCAGTGGACACTTCATACTCCCTAATTCTACTATATACTTTCTTTGTAGGCAGTATACTACCTGTGAGTAGCTAGCTCACTTGAGTTCCGTAGAATGTTCTTTTTGTG